ACACAGATGTTGAAGCAACAGGAAATGGTTTTATTGAAGTAGGTAGAACTGTAAAAGGTGAGATTGGCTACATTGGTCATATTCCTGCAACAACAGTTCGTGTTCGTAGATTAAATGATGGCTTTCTTCAGATTATTGGTCAGGCAGTTGTTTACTTTAGAAATTTCGGGGCAAATAATCAAAACCCAGTAACAGCAGATGCTAGACCAAATGAGATTATTCACATAAAGTCATACTCTCCACTTAATACATACTACGGAATTCCAGATATTGTATCTGCTATGCCTTCACTAATTGGAGATCAACTTGCAGCAAGATATAACATTGACTACTTTGAAAACAAGGCTGTTCCAAGATATATCATTACTCTAAAAGGAGCAAAACTTTCTGGAGATGCAGAAGATAAAATGTTTAGATTCTTGCAGACAGGACTTAAGTCCCAGTCTCATAGAACTCTTTACATTCCGCTTCCTGGAGATACAGACCAGAACAAGGTTGAGTTCAAGATGGAGCCTATTGAAAACGGTATTCAAGATGGCTCATTTAAAGAGTATCGTAAGCAAAACCGTGATGACATTTTAATTGCACATCAAGTTCCAATTTCAAAACTTGGTGGATCAGAATCTGGTTTGGCAGCAGCACTCTCTCAAGATCGCACTTTTAAAGAGCAGGTTGCCAGACCAGCACAGCATCATCTTGAAAAGGTTGTTAATAAAATTATTAAGGAAAAGACAGATATTCTTGAACTTAAATTTAATGAACTAACCCTTACAGATGAAATTGCTCAGTCTCAGATTCTTGAAAGACTCGTAAAGACTCAAATTATGATGCCTAACGAGGCTCGTGAAGCATTAGACCTTCCACAAAGATCAGACGGAGACGAACCCTTTGTTATGAGTCCAAGAGAGGCAACAGATGCTAGGGCAAATCTTGCAGGGAATAGACAAAGAGATACTGAAAGAACAAACAACAACTCAGACTCTCCAAGTACTATCGCTGGACGCAATCCACAAGGAGAGGGTAGATCGTCTCAATAGTTGAGAAATCTATTAAAACATTTGGTATAATGGATAACGATATGTTAATAAATAAGGCTTCCTGGACAACAGACAAAGAGAATCTACGTCTGTCAATGCCTATTGGCAAGGTAGATGCTGAAAGACGCATCGTATCTGGCTTTGCATCTCTTGATAATATTGACAAGCAAGATGACATTGTTACAGCAGAAGCAAGCGTAAAAGCATTCAAAAATTTTAAGGGAAACCTTCGTGAAATGCACCAACCATCAGCAGTAGGAAAGATGGTTTCATTTAAAGAAGATCGTTATTTTGATCCAAACTCAAAGAAGTTTTATAATGGAGTTTATGTGTCTGCCTACGTTTCAAAGGGAGCACAAGATGCCTGGGAGAAAGTCCTAGATGGCACATATAGTGGTTTTTCTATTGGTGGCAATATAAAGTCTTGGGATGATGCATACAATGCAGATCTAGACAAGGCTATCCGTGTTATTAAAGATTATGACCTTTATGAGTTGTCATTAGTTGATAGCCCAGCAAACCAATTTGCAAGCATTATTTCTGTTGAAAAAGTAAACGGACAAAATGTTGTAACAGGTTCATCTGCAGAAACAATTATTGAAAATGTATTTTACGATTCAGAAAACGGTATCGTATTAGTATCTGACTCAGAAACAGCAGAAAGTCCTATCAGCGGTAAGGATATGGAAAACATTGGTTTTGTTGAAAAGAACGATAACGAAAAAGCAAACATGATAAAGTTCTTAGTTGATAGTGCTAAAGGCATTAGTACAATTAAGATTACCAAGGAGGTAAATAAAATGACAGAAGCAACAGAAGCAGTATTAGATGCTGTAGTTGAAAATGTTGAAATTACTCCAGAGGCACAGCCAGCAGAAGTAGAAACTCCTGCAGTCGTTGAAGATGCACCAGCAGAAATTGCTGTTGAGAAGTCTGACGATGGTGGTGCAGTTCCTTCTGCTCCAGTAGTAGAAGAAGAGAGCGTTGTTACAGAAGTTGAAGCCGAACTTGCTGTAGCAAAGTCAGATGAATCAATTGCAGATGCAGTTGCTGAAATCAAGAACTCTCTTACTAATGCCTTTGGCGATCTCGCTACAACCATTAAGTCTCTTCATGAGCAGGTTGCAGCACTTAGCAAGTCCATTGATGGTGTATCCGCAGAGGTAAACAATGTCAAGGGCGAGTTCAATGAGTTTGGAAAGAGAGTAGATGCCGTAGAGCAAGATACCGCTTTCCGCAAGTCTGGCGATTTAGGCGAAATCGTGCAGTTTGAGCCTGAAAAGGTTCAGAAATCCCTATGGAACAAGATAAAGATATAGCCAAAAACTATCCAGGTTCAGGTGGCGCAGGAGCAGAACTTAACTCCCAGGGCTCACTCGTATCAGGTGGTGTAGGTGGTGCAACAGGTCTTGATTCAGCAGCAGCGTCTGTAGGATCACAACTTGGCAACACCGCAACGGCAAACTTTGGTGTCACATCAGGACCAAATGCTGTAAATCCAACTGGAGTAGCAGGTGGTATTCTTGCACCAGAACAGGCTCGTCGCTTCATCGACTACGTGTGGGATGGAACTGTACTCGCCAAGGATGGCCGTAAGGTTACAATGCGAGCAAACACAATGGAAATCGAAAAGGTTAACGTTGGAGAGCGTGTTATTCGTGCAGCAGCACAGGGTAGTCCAAACTACACAAACGCTGGTGCAACATTTACAAAGGTAGAACTTACTACAAAGAAGATTCGTCTCGATTGGGAAGTTTCTACAGAATCACTTGAAGACAATATTGAAGGTGCAGGTCTTGAAGATCATCTAGTTCGCTTGATGACTAATGCATTTGCTAACGATATTGAAGATCTAGCCATTAATGGTGATGGATCAACAGGTGACTTCCTGTCAATTATGAATGGTTTCGTAAAGCAGGAAAGAAACAGTGCAATCGTTGGAAACACCGATGCACACGAAGCAGTAGTTTCTGTTTCAGACAATGCTTGGACTCCAAGCGTAATGCAGGAGATCATTCTTGCAATGCCACGTAAGTATCGTGCAGTAAAGAGCAATCTAAAGTTCTATGCTGGTACAGATGCTTTCCAGGGTATCGTTAAGAACAACGGTACACTTGCTGATGCAATCGCAGAGGCATTTGCTGGTACTCCAGCAGGTACACCTGCAAACCGTCAGTCATACCTAGATGGTAATGCACAAACAATTGGTGGAGCACGTACAACTCGTGTTCTAGGAATTGATGTAATGGAAGTTCCTTACTATCCAGATGGTTTTGTCGACTTGACATTCCCATCAAACCGTGTATGGGGATTCCAGCGTGATATTACTGTAAACCGTGAATACAAGCCAAAGAAGGATACAATTGAATACACAGTATTCGTCCGCTTTGGTATTCAATGGGAAGAACTAGATGCAGTTGCTTATGGCGACGCAGATAGCGTTTCTGAGTAATACTCATAAATAATTGAATGAGGAGGGCGGTGTAACAACTGCCCTCCTTCTTCACATTCTGGTATAATAACATAGGAGGATCTACAATGACTATTGAAGAATTAGTTGGCAAAACTGTTTTTGAGTTAAAGTCCTATGCCAAAAAGAATAATATTAATCTAGATGGTGCTACAACAAAACTACAGATCCTAGAAACTATTGGAAGTTTTATTCCAGACCCTAAAAAAGAAGTTGTTGAGCCAACAAAGTCAGTTGAAAAAGTTGCTATTTATTCAACCAAAACCCTACACTGGGCTAACGTTGGACAAATAAATCCAGGGTACAATATTGTTTCAAAGCCTGCTTCAGAGAAGTGGCTAACACGTAAGCAGGTCCGCCTTGCGACACCTGAAGAATTATCAAGTTATTATGGTAAGCAATGAAAATATTAAGAACCCCTCCATATCCACTTTCTGTATCTTATACAGTGCCAGATGCTTCTACAGAATACATTCTTGTTATTGAAGACCTTCTAGAACAAATAGAAGACGAGATTATTGTTGAGTCAGATGCAAACTCTGTATTAACCTATGAACTTACAGGAGAATACGTAAAGTATGACAAGTCTTATCCAGTTACAATTTACGAAAGTTTGACGGTATCTGGAGTTGAAAACACTCGTGGAGATATCGTAGTAGAAGACAATTTAGATATTGTAAGACCATATGTAGATCCAAAAACTCTTGGAACAACACCAACAGAGATAGCAGAGTACACAGAGTATGAAGACCTTGCAAGAACAATAATTGACTCAATCGTAGATGGATTTTACTATAAGAGAACCTATCTAGAAGTTGTAGGACAGGGAACTGACTACATGCCACTTTGGGATAAAACACACAAGATTTTAACAATACATGAAAATGCACAGTTAGTCTATGACTCATCAGAGACCCCAGCAGCGCTAGGTGATTTTAATTATTTAATTACTAAAGACAAAACTGCAATTACAAAAGATTTGCTTCAAGTTACAGACAGCATTAATCGCTCAGAAAGAAAACCAGCAAGAATTCCTTTGGCTTACTCAGATTCTATTTCTATGTTTGACACAGAAGACAGTGGAAATGTTCAGACAGTTTCTCCTGGAGTAGGTTTTCCAGAAGGAATGGATTATATTTTCTTGCTAGAAACTGGGTACAAGGTAGTTCCTTACGATATTCAAGATGCAACAAAAATGTTAATTAACGATATTAAGTGTGGAAAACTAGATTATTACAAGAGATACGTAAAAGACTACAGTACAGAACAGTTCAAGATTTCGTATGACAAGAGACTTTTTGACGGTACTGGAAATATTTTAGTAGACAAGATTCTAGAAAAGTACATAACTAATATTGTCAAGCCCTGGGTTTTATAATGTTAGCATGCGAAGATACAGACTTCATGTATCCCATGAAAGCAGACGTATATTATCCGTTAGTTGAGCAAGGTACATACGGAAATGTTAAGAAAACCTGGATCTTTAATAAGACTGTGGTTTGTAACTTTTCTAAAGATGGAACGGTAGACGAAGAAGTAAAGCCTAACGTAAATATAACATTAAAGAAAGTCTTAGTAGGAAGAACAAAAAAAGACATACGTTTTTCAGAAGAAGAGACAGCAGATGCAATAACCAACGTTATTATTACAAATATTAGAACAAGAAACGACGTTCCTCTATATGTAGAGACCTCTGGAACCCGTGCTGGCAAGTCAACAATTTATGAAATAGAATCACAGTCTCCAATCATTGGTCCATTTGGAGAGCCAGAGTACTATGGACTAGTTATACGTAGATCAGAGAATCAGGCATCTGACATATGATGAATATTCTTTTGGATACGTAGATGGAATTCATGCTGGAAAATCAGAGTTTTTTCGTAGTCTAGGATTAAACATATCTGAAATGTTACAAAAATATATTGACTCAAATGCAAGGGTAAATCCACAAGCACTAAACCATATATATGAATGGTATCAAGTGGGAAGTCCAAATGCAAGACTATACGATATAAAATATACAGTAAGCAACTTAGGACTATCCTTTATAACAAATTTTAAACAATCATCATCAATCAAAGATGGGTCAAACGTACCTTTTTATGATAAGGCAAGAATAATGGAAGAGGGAATACCAGTAACAATTACACCAAGAAATTCTGATGTGCTTGTATTTGAAGAAGGCGGAGAAACGGTATTTACTAAAAATAGCGTAAATGTAGATAACCCTGGCGGTGACGCAACAACAGGTGCATTTGAAAAAGTTATAGACTCTTTCTTCACAAAGTATTTCACACAAGCATTTTTAAGATCAAGCGGTATATCAAGTTACTTAGAAAACCCTGTATTATATAAGAAGAACCTTACATCAGGAAAAAAATCAGGAAGATCAAAAGGATTAGATGTTGGATATAGATGGATAGCGAATGCGGGGTTACTAGATGGCTAACACAGATTTATTAAATACTCCACTGTTGTGGATTAATAAGTATTTACAATCAAAACTAAGTGAAGACCTTGGATATGTAACCCCGTTTTTTCCACCTTCCCCATTCAATTTAGATGACCTTACAGAAAAATGGATGATTTTAAATAATGTAAATACTCCAGTAAGCAATGGAGTCGCTTGCACATGGGATAGGCTTGTCAAGATGAATAGAGGCAAGTTTCCACATATAAAGAATGAACAAATTTTGTATTATTTTTACGGTCTTGGAGAAGACTCAATTCCTACCATGATCCAAACCCAAGAGGCAGTCCTTAGACTTCTTGATCGTGGTGATGAGTCAGCAGAGGAACTAAATGCCTGGTGTGCCAACCGAAAGGTTCAGTTAGATGATGGAACTACAGTAGACAACATGTTTTTATTCCATACTTTTAAGGTTTACCAACTTGAGGAAACCAGGGATATTATTGACTTTGGCACAGCCCGTACCTATGGTGGAAATAAGATTATTATTGACTTTGAGTACCACCAGCATACGGACCTCACAAACCATGACTGGGCCCCAGAAGCCAAACTATCAGACGCAAATAAAATAGTTATATAAAACAATGTTATAATTGAGGCTGAGGAAACAAACAACGCCAAAACAACTTAATATCTATTTTAAGGAAGAGGTGAATAAATGGCATATAGTCGTGGAACATCTACCAACATTATCGTTGGTGCAGCAGCGCTTTTCGTTGCAGATACAACCCTAACGCCAGGTACAATGGCTGGTTTTGTGGACGGTGAATCATACAAGGAAACTTTGGCTGATGACGCTGATTACACAAACGTAGGTTATACCATGAACGGTCTTGAAATGCAGTTCCAACCAGACTTCGGTGAAGTCCAGGTAGACCAGATTCTTGACGTTGCTAAACTTTATAAGCAGGGTATGCAGGTTAATCTTGCAACTGCTTTCGCTGAGGCTACTCTAGAGAACTTGCTTCTCGCATTGGCAGCAAACTCAGACGATTTATCTGGAAACAAGTCAACATCAGCAGGAAGAACATTGAATCTTTCTGCAGGTGACATTGGAGAATGTCCAGTAGAACGTGCAATCTGTGCTGTTGGACCAGGAACAGGTGACTGTGCAGACTCTCCATACATTGAGCGTGTCTACACAGCATACCGTGCTTTGTCTATTGAAAATGTAACAGTATCAGCAAAGCGTGATGAGGCTTCAATGTTTGAAGTTTCATTCCGTCTACTACCAGAAGACGCTTCTGGATCATACGGTAAGATCGTTGACCGTACTTGGGCATCAAACTCAATTTAATATAAACTGACAACTGGCCCACTCCCTTAACTGGGGGTGGGCTTTTTGTTTGTGGTAAAATTGATAAGATGGCAACTAGAATATATAAGTCAGACACAATAACATTAATGGATGGCGAAAAGATAGAAATTTATCCTCTAAAGATTAAATATCTTCGTGAGTTTATGGAAGCATTTCATTTAATTAAAGAATCTAAAAATGATCTTGAATCAATATCTTATTTGTCAGAGTGTGCAAGAATTGCAATGCAACAATATAAACCAGAGATTGCTAAGACAATTGAAGATCTTGAAGATAATGTTGACCTTCCAACAATTTATAAAATAATTAATATTGGTGGCGGTATAAGTGTAAGTGGTGAAATTGATGAACCAGTAAAAGAACAAGCACTAAAAAAAGAAAGTGGTGGAAGTGGCTGGGAAGACCTAGATTTAGCAAAATTAGAGTCTGAGATATTTTTGCTGGGTATATGGAAAGACTATCAAGAGTTAGAGGCAAATCTATCAATGCCTGAACTAGTTGCAACTATTGGATCAATTAGAGAATTAGATTATCAAGAAAAGAAATTTCTTGCAGCAATTCAGGGTGTGGATTTAGACGGGGAAACAAATAAAGATAGAGGACAAAAAGAGTGGGAAGACATGAAAGCCAGAGTATTTAGTGGTGGTCAAACCAGCGATAGCAATGACGTATTATCTTTACAGGGTGTAAATGCTCAAAAAGCAGGGTTTGGAATAGGAATGGGCCTAGATTACGAAGACCTAACATAATAGGCTATTTATGCTATAATTGAGGTAACTTACTGAGAGGAAGTTATGACTACAACAGTTCATGAAGAAAAAACAATTACCCTGATCGATGGAACAAAGATCAAGGTTAGACCTCTCAAGATCTCACTTTTACGTAAATTTATGAAGAAGTTTGAGGGCTTGGGGGCAGTCCAAAATGATAACGATAAGTCTATGACACTTTTAATTGAGTGCGTAGCAATCGCTATGGAGCAGTATAAGCCAGAGTTGGGGGAAAGCATTGAGAAACTTGAGGATGTAATTGATCTTCCTACAGTTTATTCAATTATTGAGGCTGCATCTGGAATCAATCTTTCAGATAGCGCTTTACTTGCTTTAGCACAAGAAGATATGTAACGGTTGAAGGTTAGCGGTTAATGGCTGGAGATACAAATAGCAATATTTTTATAAATATTGATACCTCTCAAGCAATGACGCAACTGCGTCTACTTGAAAAGGAATTAACAGCCCTTAACCGCTCTTTAATTGTTGGAACAAAGGCTGCAGCAGCAGCCCAAGCAAAATACGCACAATCTCTTCTACACAATGTAAATGCCACTGGTCAGTGGTCAGCATCAATGACAAGAATGAGCACTGCCTCTGAGCAGTTTGCTAACAACCTAGATAGACAAAGACTATCGCTCAAAGAATACTTTAGATATGGTATGGCCTCTACCAAGACATTTGGAAAAATGTTCGGTAGTGAATTTGATACCCTTGGAAAATTAGTTGACAAACGTGTAAAGACATTACAGCAACAATATGTTCAACTAGGGCGTGACGCACAAGGCGCAATGAACGCCATGAAGTTTACTCCAAAGTCATTAAACATGAGTAATTTAACTACCCAGTTAATGATGGCAACACAAAAACAACAAATATTAAATAAACTTATTGATGATGGTTCAACAAAACTATTAAATTTTGGTAAAAATACACAGTGGGCAGGTCGCCAACTTATGGTTGGTTTTACTATTCCACTTATGCTCTTTGGTGCTCAGGCAATTAAAACATTTAAAGAAATTGAGACACAAGTAATTAGATTTAAGAAGGTCTATGGAGATATTTTTACAGATCAAGGTGCAACAGATGCAGCGTTAAAGAATATTCGTGATCTTGCTGATGAATATACAAAGTATGGACTTAAGGTTTCAGATACTATTAAGACCGCTGCAGATGCAGCAGCAGCAGGTTTTTCTGGTAAAGGATTAGAAAACCTTGTAGAGCAAACTAATAAACTTGCAGTACTTGGTGGAGTTACACAAGAAAAGGCATTAGAGACAACCATTGCACTTAAGAATGCTTTCCAGATTGACACTGGAGCAATGGCTGGAACAATTGACTTCCTTAACGCAGTAGAAAACCAAACAGTAGTTGCACTTGAAGATTTAACAGAAGCAATTCCAAAGGTTGCACCAGTTATTCAACAACTTGGTGGTGACGTAAAAGATTTAGCATACTTTATGGCTGCAATGCAAGAGGGTGGAATTTCTGCAGCACAAGGTGCAAACGCACTTAAGTCAGGTCTTGCATCTTTAATTAACCCAAGTAATGCTGCATCAAAAGCAGCAGCAGCCGTTGGAATTAATATTAAAGGAATTGTTGAAGCAAATGCTGGAAACCTAAGAAATACAGTAACTGGATTTGCACAAGCATTACAACCACTAACTGATCTTGAGCGATCTAGAGTAATTGAAAAGGTATTTGGAAAGTATCAGTTTGCAAGAATTTCTGCACTTCTTAATAACCTTGGTAGAGAAGGAACTCAGGCTGCCCGTGTACTTCAATTAACAAATGCGTCAGTAGAAGAACTTGCAATCTTAAGTCAGCGAGAATTAAAGATTCAAGCAGACTCTCCAATGAATAAGTTGGCTGGATCAGTAGAAAGACTTAAGAAGTCTATAGCCCCTATTGGAGAGTTGTTTGCAAAAGTATTTACTCCTATAATTGAATTTATAACAAGAATGGCAGATAAGTTTAATAATCTTCCAGAAGGAATTAAAAAGGCTATTGGAGTTATAACTCTTGTTGTTGGTGGACTTGGACCTGTATTCTTAATGACATTTGGTTTGCTTGCAAATGCTGTTGCAAACTCTGTAAAAGGATTACAAGTACTTCGTAAAGGATACCAGCAACTTGCTGCGGGATCAACAGATGCAGCATTAAAGACACAGTATTTATCACAAGAAGAACTAGAAAATATATCTATTAGTAATGCTCTTTATTCTAAGCACCAACAACTGTCTGCAGCCTATACATTAGAGTCAGCAGCCCTAACATCTTTGATGAGTACTTACACCAAGGCCACTGCTGCAATGGGCTCGTTTGCAGCAACTAACCCAGGAATGTTTATGCCTAGAGGAGGAGTTCTTCTTCCTAAAAAGTTTGCGGGAGGAACAACATCAGTTCCAGGACCAAAGGGAGCAGGGGATGTAATTCCAGCAATGCTATCTCCTGGAGAATCAGTTATTCCAGTAGAGCAAACACAAAAGTATGCAGGGTTTATTAATCAGATTATTCAAGACAAGGTTCCAGGGTTTATGGCTGGAAGAC